GGAGTTCAGACGTGTGCTCTTCCGATCTAGCGTCGGGTTTATTCCGAAAGAGTTTGACGATAAGGGTGTCATTTTGAAGAGCGAATTATTGGAAGTAAGCGCTGTAAGCGTGCCGGCGAATCCCGAAGCATTATTTGAAAAGAAAATTGAGAAAAAGATTGAAAAAAAGAAAGAAGAAAAAGAACCGGAGCAAAAAGAGATTGAGCCGGAAGTGAAGCAGAAAACGCCGCTGGCGGTAATAGCGGCCGCGGCGCAGGCAGTTGAGGACCGCCGCACTAAATCTTTACAAAAAATCGCGCAAGCCGTCAGGCTGGTGGGCGAGAGTACAAAAGCCGAAACACGTCCGCAGGACGTCCGAGCCCAAAACAACCGCCTGATAAACAAGGCAGTGCGAAATTTATTGAAATTAAAAGAATAATCGTATGAATGAATTTTTGAAGATGGTGCGCGAGCTCTTTAAAAAGGGCTTTGCCACCAAAGAGGAAAAAACAGCCGTTACCAAGGCCTACGATGCTTTGCCCGAAGCTGACCGCGAGGTCATGAAAGAGGATAAAGAAAAGGCCTTTGCTCTGCCGGACGAAAATCCGGAAGATAAAAAAGATGTCACTGAAAAGGAAGTGACCGAAATGCTGACTAAATTGGTCGGCGGCGTGAAGGATGAAACCATTACAGCTGTCAAAGGGCAGGTTGATGCCTGGCTCAAGGAACAGCGTGAGCTCATTGAAAAGAAATCCGGTCTCTACAAGCCGGAAGTGAAAGAGGAACGCAAGGAATTAAACAAACAGACCCGCAAATTTTTGCTGGCTGTCTTGGAAGGCGATGTTCCTGTCGCCAAGGCTTTGGCCGATGAAAACTTGAAGAAACTGGGTAAGACCAAAGAACTGACAACCGATGATGACAGCAGCCCGTATGGCGGTTATCTGGTTGACCATGAGTTATCGGCGGAGATCCGCCACATCATGACCGAGTACGGCGTGGCGCGAAGCGAAATGATGACGATTCAGCTTTCCAAGAACAGCTATAAAGCCAATGAATTGGTAACCGATGCGACTGTGTATTGGGTTGATGAAGGAGTGGCAATGCTTTCCACGCAAACAGTGCTGGGTCAAACGGAATTAACGCTTAAAAAGTTAGGCATCATCGCCACAGCAACGAGAGAGTTGTTGCAGGACCAGGAAGTTGATATTTTCAGCTTCATTGCCGAGCGTGTCGGTGAACTGTTAGCGCGCGCGGAAGACCTGGCATTTTTCATGGGTGATGGAAGCGTAACCTACGGCGGTTTCACTGGTTTGCTCAAGCAGACCAGCACCGTCAACGTGGTTACGATGACTGGCACGACGTTTGCCAGCATGACGGCTGATGATTTACTCACGATGGTAGACAATACGCCGACCGGCGCATTGAATGGCGCAAAATTTTATTTGCACCGCAGCATCCTGAGCATCGTCCGCAAACTCAAAGATGATGACCATCAATATCTCTATCAGCGTCCGTCAGAGTCAGGTCCGTCTACTATTTGGGGCTTTCCGACAAAACACGTTGAGGTCTTTCCGGCATCCAGCGCATCGGCGGCCGCGACAGCCTTCGTATTATTCGGCAACCTTAAAAAAGGGACTATCTTTGGCTACAAAGGAGCCATTGACGCCAAGCGGTTTGATTCCGGCGTTGTGCGCAATGTCGCCAACGGCGCGGATATCAACCTGATTACGAGCGACCGCGAGGCTATCCGTTGGGTTGAGCGCGTTGGTTACATACAAGTAATCACGACTCTGAATAAGCCGTTGACGATTCTAAAAACAGCGGCACCGTCTGCCTAACCAGTGAAGAGTGGTTGGCTTTTTTCCCTGCTCATACTAAAAATGGGCGGGGAGCTTAAGCCAAACAGCATGAAAAAATATATTTACAAAAATAAACGCACGGGCCTGCGCGTGGAGAGCGCCACGTCGATTGACGATGAAAACCTGGAACTGGTGACCAAGGTGAGCAACGGCATGATTGACAATGCGGTTGTATTTAAAAAATAACTATGGCAGACGTAGCCCAGCCAAAATATATCAACAATGCCCTGCTGCAGCAGTTTTTAGGAAACAGCGAGGCGCTTGATGCGGGAGAGACGCGCCGCGCCATGCTGGCGGCCGAGGAACTGGTGCGCGGCGTTACCGGCCGGAATTTCGTCGCTGATGCGGCTGCGACCGCGCGGTTGTTTAACGGCAACGGGGAACAAGAACTGTTAATAAATGACTGTGTGGAAATCACTAAAGTTGAAGTAGGAAATAATTACTGGGGCGATAGTTTTACGGAAGTAGCCGCAAATAGCGGAAGCAATGCCGACAGTTACATCGCAATGCCGGTCAACCGTATAGATGATGCCGGCATGACCTGGCCGATACGAAAAGTTATGTTGCGCAGCCGTGATTGGATAGAAGGCGTTGCCAATCATCGCATTACGGCTAAGTGGGGTTTCAGCGCCGCGCCGCCCGAAGACATTGTGTTTGCGGCAACGGTCCTGGCGGCCGGCATTTATAAATACGGAAATGGCGGAAGCATCGGCAACATTAAAAGCGAAAAAATTGACAAGTACAGCGTCACCTACGCGAATGAAGACCAATGGACGGAATTAAATAAAGCGATGGAAGTTTTGCATAGGTACAAAAAATTCTACTTATGAGTATAGCAAGATTTTTTACAACACAGTTCAGCGTGCGCCGAGAGGTATGGACAGGCATATTGAGCAGTATGAGCACGGTAGCGACGTTCTACGGCCATATTCAGCCCCTGCAGGCTGAATTAGCTGAAACAATGGGATTGACATTCACGCAGGCATTTACGGTATGGTGTCCCGTCACAAGTAACGTTCAGGAAGGGGACGAAATTGAAGCCGGCGGGGTTATTTACAACGTGAAGGCCAAGCAGACGCATAACTATGCGCCCGGCGCGCAGAACCGGCATCTTGAGCTGATTGTGGCGAAAAATCTTGACTACAATTCGGTATAGTATGGCAAACTACAACGTAAAAATCGTTGGTCTGGAAGAATTCAAGATGGCGCTGCAGCGCAATCCGCAGCGCGTGGCAACGGAAGTAAAAAGATTTTTGACACTATCAATAGCGGCCTACAATCGCGGCATCATACGTAATCCGTGGCGGAAGGGAATGAGCGGTGGCGGTGTTCCGGTATTGACCGGAAACCTGCGCGATACGCACCGAACTGAAATACAGGCCTGGCAGGCGCGCATCTATCCGACAGCGCCCTATGCCATGGCGGTGCACGAAGGGACCGGACGCATGCGGAAACGCCCCTGGCTTGACTACGTGAAGCAGCAACAAGACAGCGAGGTACACGGGTACGAGACGCAAATGCTCGCCAACATTGTCGGCGACTTAGCAAGCTAACATGGCAACAATTTACACAACATTGAGCAGTAAAATAAACACGATATTGACAGCGGTTAAAACTACCGGAAAGCTCCAAGCAGTTTACGGTTACCCGGTCAGTCGTTTTCCCGATGGCTACCCGGCAGTGATATTTTACCCGGACGAATTTGAAAACAGTTTTGAAACCGTAAGCCAGAATTTTCGCATCGTGCGCTATAAGGTATACGCGGTCATCGGCATAACGCAGACAACGCTGAATAATGTTTTTACGACAGTTTTGCCGGGCGTGGTTGACGCCATCATCAGCCAGTTTGACAGCGATTGGGATATGGACACGATAGACGGCAACCGGGTGTGGGCGAAAATTGACAGCGGCCGCTGGGGAGTGAGCGAGGAAGACAAGGCGCTCACGGCCTGGGCCGAGCTGAACATTGAAATTAAACTTATGACCAATAATTAGTCGTAACTCTTAATGAGGTTTTTTATTTATAACTTACAAACATATGAGCGCAATCATCGGAAGACAAATTGAAATCGGCGTCAGCGTCGAGCAAACGCGCGGCACGCCGCAGGCAGTGGCCGAGAAGTGGATTAAAAACGTGACGGCCAACATCCGCGCCCGGGCCGAACACGTTATTGACGATGCAAGCCATGGCAAGCTGGAAGACAGTGACGGCCAGCGCGTCACCAAAAAGTGGGTGGAAGGTGATTTGGAAGGCATTGTGCAGGTTGATGCCATAGGTTACCTGCTCTACAACATTTACGGAAGCATTGTTTCAACTTGGCTGGCATCAGGCGTCTATAGCCATGTTTTCAGCCTGGCGCAGAGCATCCAGCATGCGAGTCTGGCGCTCTTTGCCAAAGACGGCGGCGCACAGCAAAAGGTGTTTAATAATGCCATGATAGGTTCGCTGAAATTGCAGGGGGCTACCGACAACCTCGTGCGTTTTACCGCCGGCATGATGGCCAAGACCGAAGCGGCCAACAGCGATACGCCCAGTTATGATACCGAGCGCGACTTCATCGGCAAAGACATTACCATTAAGATAGCGGACAGTGAAGCCGGATTGTCCGGCGCGGAAGCAATGCCGGTAAAAGATTTTGATATCAACTTTGACCAGGGAGTTATTGCCGACCATATCTTTGGCTCTTTTAACCCGGATGATATCTACAACGGCAAGATGAGCATTGAGGGAAACGTCACGCTGAATTTTGAGGATACTACTTATAAGGATTTGTACTTGGCCGATACTAACAAGTACATGCAGATTCAGATTGTGGGAACGACGGACATTGGTGGCGGCAATTACCCGACCATCACCATTCTGCTGCACAAAGTGAGCATAACTGACTGGGACCGGAGCGGTGGCAATGAC